AAGCGCCGAGTTAAAGAAGCTCCACGCGCACGCGCGCGAAGAATACGTACGGTCCCGGGTACAGGACATGCACGACATCGCCAAGGACAAGAAGATCGACCCGGCGCGCGCCCGGCTGATGATGGACGCGATCAAGTGGGAAGCCGCCCGCGTGCTGCCGAAGGAGTTCGGCGACCGCGTGCAGCAGGAAGTCATTCTGACCCAGAACACCACGCTGTCGACGCGCATGGGCCAGGCCCGCCGCCGCGCGATGGCACGCCAGGCCGGCGAAGCAGTCGCCGCCCAGCTGCCGCCCCAGACCGGAGACCAAGACGATGGCGAATGACCTGAAACCCGGCGACATCGTGCGCCAGCGCATACACCAAGGCGGGCGCTTCGACAACTTCCATGTCGAGTATGTGCACCGCAACGGCGCCCTGGACTGCATCGCTGACGCTGACGGCAGGCGCTGCGGGCTGAGCTGGAACAGCGGCGGCATCGAGAAGGCCACGCTGGCGCAGCTGCTGGAGCATCAGGAACAGCAGAACCTGCTGGTGATCGGGCTGGCAGCGAAATAAATTCCGAATCGCTCGCGGGCACGCGAGCAACAAACCACCAACCTGAAGGAGAAATGCAGCATGGACAACCAGCACCAGAAGATAACCGGCTACCGCGATCTGTCACAGGAAGAGATCGACGCCATGAACGAAGGCAAGGCGCTGGCGGCGCAGGTCGGCGCCTGGATCGAAAAGCTGCAGGCGCAGGGCGGGAACCTGGACCAACGTGCCGTTGCCCTGGGCAAGACCAACCTGCAGCAGGGCTTCATGTGGGCCATCCGCGGCATCGCTCAACCGACCACGTTCTGAGGACGCCAGCATGCCGCGCCTGAAAATCTCCGTCGTCGCCGTCCGTTACGCCTGCTACGCCATCGGCGAGGAATACGCCGCCCGCGAGCGCCGCGCCCTGCACGCGCCCACCCGGCAAGCGCTGGCCCAGATGGGCTATCGCATCTGACCGGCGACCCGCCATCACCACAACGCCGGCCACGCGCCGGCTTTTTCATTCCTGGAGCCGCCCCGCATGACAGCCCACAACCAAGAGCAGCAGCTGGAAGACCAGCTGGTCGAGGACATCGCCGGATTCACGCACGACCCGCTGGGCTTCGTGCTGTATGCCTTCGACTGGGGTAACGGCGAGCTGGCCGCGTTCCCTGATGGTCCGGACGCCTGGGCCACCGAGGTGCTGGACGAGATCGGCCAGAAGCTGCGCAGCGGCGCCATCAGCGGCATCAGCGAGGTGATCCAGATGGCCACCGCGTCCGGTCACGGTATCGGCAAGTCGGCGCTGGTCGCCTGGCTGATCGAGTGGGCCATGTGCACGCGCGAGGATACGAAGGGGCTGGTGACCGCGAACACGGACAACCAGCTGCGCACCAAGACCTGGGCCGAGGTGGCGAAGTGGCACAGCCTCTGCATCTGCAAGCACTGGTTCAAGCTAACGGCCACCAGCCTGTTCTCGACCGACCCCGAGCACGAAAAGACCTGGCGCTTTGACATGATCCCCTGGTCGCTGGCCAACACCGAGGCGTTCGCCGGCCTGCACAACCAGGGCAAGCGCATCCTGATCATCTTCGACGAGGCATCAGCCATCCCTGACGCGATTTGGGAAGTTATCGAAGGCGCGCTGACCGACGACAACACCGAAATCATCTGGGCCGCGTTCGGGAACCCGACCCAGAACACCGGTCGGTTCCGCGAGTGCTACCGCCGCTTCCGGCATCGCTGGTCCTGCCGACAGGTCGACAGCCGCACCGTGCGCATCTCCAACAAGGGCCAGATCGCCAAGTGGATCGACGATTATGGCGAGGACAGCGACTTCGTGAAGGTGCGCGTGCGCGGCATGTTCCCGAAGGCCAGCACCAAGCAGTTCATCGCCACCGACGACGTCGACGCGGCGATCGCGCGCGTGCTGCGCCCTGAGCAGTTCGACTTCGCGCCCAAGATCCTGACCTGCGACCCGGCGTGGGAAGGCGACGACGAACTGGTCATCGGTCTCCGCCAGGGGCTGAACTTCCGCGTGCTGCGAACCATCGAGAAGAACGACAACGACCTGGTGGTGGCCACCATCCTGGCAAACCTCGAGGACCAGCACGAGGCGGACGCCGTGTTCATCGACGCCGGCTACGGTACCGGCATCGTGAGCGCCGGCCGCACCATGGGCCGCACCTGGCAACTGGTCTGGTTCGGCGGCGCATCACCAGACCCGGGTTGCCTGAACATGCGTGCCTACATCTGGAAGGAGGTGCGCGACTGGCTGAAGAACGGCGGCGCGATCGACAAGAACGACCAGGTGCTCTACAACGACCTGATCGGCCCCGAGACGGTGGCGCGGCCCGACGGCAAGATCCAGCTGGAGAGCAAGAAGGACATGAAGGCGCGCGGGCTGCCGTCGCCGGGCCGGGCCGACGCGCTGGCTCTGTCGTTCGCCCAGCCGGTGGCCAAGAAGTCGCCCCTGCAGCGCATGGGCCTGGGTGGGCAGCAGCAGCGCGAACACGACCCCTACGCCAACATCTGACGGTACACGTACCCGGCGCACCCCCTCATAGGATGCACGTCCATAGGAGGGGGGGCCAATGCTCGTCATTCGTGAAATTCAGGCTGCCGAGTACATCGGCAAAATCCAGCCGCTGCTGGCCGAGAACTGGGCCGAAACCGGGTTCGACTTCGACCTGCGCCCAGATGGGTCGATGATGCAGCGGCTGCAGGATGCCGACCTGCTGTTCGTCCTGGGAGCCTTCGACGACGACGTGCTGGTGGGCTACTCGTCCGCGCTGATCTCCCCTCACACCTATAACCCCTCGATCATCTGCTGCAACAGCGACGCGCTGTTCGTGCGCCGCGCCTGGCGCCCGCGTGGCGTCGGTGCCCGGCTCATCCTGGAAACCGAGCGCGTAGCCGCCGAGAAGGGCGCGTCGCGCATGCTCTGGCATACCCGGGCAGGCACGCCGCTGGCCGCAGCACTTGAACGTCGGGGTTATCAACCCGCCGATGTCATCGTCATGAAGGAAATCTGAACCCATGGGTATCGAAACCGCACTGATCGCCACCGCCATCGCGAGCACTGCCGCCGCCGTCTACAACGGGAACAAGGCGGCGCACGCGCAGGAAGACGCAACCAACCAGGCCACCGCCAACGCCCAGGCCACCGCCAAGGCATCCAGCGAAGCCGCAAACAAGGCCAACCAGAAGGCACCCGACAGCGGTGCCTTGTTGTCCGCGAATATCGCCGGCGGCAAGGCTGGCCAGTCCAGCACCATGCTGACCGGGCCGGGCGGCATCGACCCCAGCACGCTACAGCTGGGCAAGACCACGCTGCTGGGCGGCGGGGGTACCTGATGGCCGAGAAGACCACCCGCAACCAGCTGCTGAACCGGTGGGGCATGCTCAAGCGCGAGCGCGCCAGCTGGTTCTCGCACTGGCAAGAGATCAGCCGCAACCTGCTGCCCCGCCAGGGGCGCTTCTTCATCGAAGACCGCAACAAGGGCGAGCGCCGTCACAATGCCATCTACGACTCGACCGGCACTCGCGCGCTGCGCGTGCTGTCGGCGGGCCTGATGGGGGGCGCTACCTCGCCGGCCCGGCCGTGGTTTCGGCTGAAGGTCAAGGACACCGACATGATGAAATCGCAAGCCGTGAAGCAGTGGCTGGATGACGTCACTGGCCTGATCCTGGCCGTGTTCCAGAAGTCGAACACCTACCGCTCGCTCCACAGCCTCTACAACGAGATGGGCGGCTTCGGCACCGGCGCCAACCTGATCGTTCCCGACTTCCGCGACGTGCTGCACCAGTACCCGCTGACCACTGGCGAATACTGCATCGCCACCGACTGGCGTGGCGAGGTCTGCACCATCTACCGGGAATTCCAGACCACGGTGGGTGCGCTGGTGAAGGAGTTCGGCAGGGACAAGGCCAGCACTTCCGTGCGCAACCTGTACGACCGCGGCAACCTGGACAGCTGGGTGCCGGTCATCCACGCGATCG